ACGATACCCTGACCCGGGTTGAGCGGATGCGTCAGGCTTGGGTCACTGACACCTTTCCCGCCCGCCCCTCCGGACTGTGTCCCTGGTGCGGAGTCTATAACGTCTGTGAATATGCGAGGAGAAGATAATGAATAAAGTTCTGGTTTTGTACCACTCGGACGCGGATGGTTTCGCATCCGCCTATGCCCTCTGGACACACTACAGAGACGAAGCCACCTACGTCCCGGTGCAGTACGGCCAGCCGGTGCCGGAGATTCCCGAAGGGATCGAGCATATTTACATCGTGGACTTCTCATATCGCCGGGAAATTTGTGAAGAACTGGCCGAGAAGTATGTACTGACCATCATTGACCACCACCAGACTGCCGAGAAGGATCTGGTAGGCCTGCCGTATGCCTTATTCGACCAGTGTTATTCAGGTTGTGTGCTGACTTGGGCATACTTAGAGGAGTCCAAACCGCCTCTCATCCTGCAATACGTCCAGGACCGCGACCTGTGGAAGTTCGAACTTCCTCACTCGGAAGAGGTCAACCTGTTTATCGCTGCCCTACCCTTCGATTTTATGGTGTGGGATGATTACGCCAACGACGATGATTTTTTCTTCTGTGCATACGCTGCAGGCTCCGCCATCAAGTCCTTCCGCGACCAACAGATCAAGAGTGTGCTCAAAAACACACGCAAGATGCTCTTGGCCGACTTCCTGGTGCCGGTCGTTAACTGCTCCAACAACATCTCCGAGGTCGGGCACGCTCTGAACGAGGCGCATCCAGAAGCACCATTCAGCGTCTCCTACTGCGACCGCAAGGACCTGCGCTCCTGGAGCCTGCGATCCGTCGGTGAGTTCGACGTGTCGGCGGTCGCCAAGCTGTTCGGAGGGGGAGGGCACAAGCACGCCGCAGGGTTTACCACCGACGTCACCTGGATCGAGGTTCCTGATCCGGCGTTTGAGAAAGCATTCAAAGATGCCTCAAGGATACAAGCCCTACCCTAATCCGCTGGATGACCGTCGCCGGAAGATCCACCCAGATCATCACGCCGAGATCCGCGCCTTGTACGCCGAAGGCATGTCGCAGCGCAAACTGGCCAAACTGTATGGCGTATCTAGGACCTTGATTCAGCTTATTGTCAACCCGGTTCGCGCCGCGCGAGTCAGGCAGCGGATCAAGGATCACTGGCAGGAATATTCCGACCGGCAGGACCTGACCGATGCGACGCGGCGGCTGCGCAAGCGCAAGCGGGAGCTTGGTCTGACATATCCGATAAGAGAGGATAAAAATGAGCAGTAAAACTCCAGAAGGCGCAGTCAAAGCCCTGATCTGCAAGTGCCTCGAAGCCCGCGGCATCTTCCCCGCCAAGAAGGCCGGTGCGTTCCCGGGAGAGGCGCAAGGCTGGTACTTCATGCCTGTCCAGTCGATGGGTGTCAAAGGCATCCCGGACTTTGTCGGGTGTGTTAACGCTCACTTCTGGGGAGAAGGCCACCTGGGATTGTTCTTCGCCATCGAGGCCAAGGCCCCCAAGAAGAAACCGACCGGCTTCCAGGCCCTGCAGATCGCCGCCATCCGAACCGGAGGTGGAGCAGTGTTCGTGATCGACGGGCCGGAGGGGCTCAAAGAGTTCGAGGCGTGGTTGGATTGTTAAAGGAGGGTGTTGATGCAGTACTTCGGCGGAAAGCAGCGAGTTGCATCAGAAATTGCGCAAATTATTTACGCATACCGTCCAGATGATTCGGTGTTATTTTTCGAGCCCTTTCTCGGAGGCGCGAACATCTGTACAAAAATATCTGGACGTAGGGCCGCGGCAGATGTAAACACCGACCTTATCTTAATGTACAGAGCGCTTCAGAGAGGGTGGATTCCTCCTACTGACGTAAGTGAGGATCTGTACAAACAAGCTAAAAATGGAAACACTTCTGCCTCTTTGCGAGCGTTTGTAGGGTTTGGATGCTCTTTCGCAGGGAAGTGGTTTGGTGGGTACGCAAGAAGCGATGCTCGCAATTATGCCCTTAACGCAGCAAACAGTTTGAAAAAGAAAGCAGCAGGACTTCATGGTGTACAGTTGTTCGCCAAGTCCTACCAATCATTTAACCCCAAAAACTGCGTTGTTTACTGCGACCCTCCATATCAAGGCACAACGCAATACGGAGCTGCTGGTGCGTTTGACACGGAAGTTTTTTGGGGTGTCATGCGGCTGTGGGCGCAGTCCAACATCGTGCTGGTCTCGGAATACAGAGCCCCGGACTTTTGCGAAGTCGTGTGGGAGAAGGCTGTGGTTACAGACATTCGTGGCGCAAGTGGAAAGATCTCTCGCACAGAAAAACTTTTCTTGGTCGGTGCTGCATGAACCAAGTTCGTGGTCGACTGGCCGGGGGGCTGAAAGAGTTCGAGGCGTGGTTGGATTGTTAAAGGAGGTAGACTATGAGTGTTGGTTTTGTCTGTTTGCCGCCCATTGCGGGAAGCCCTCCACTGTCGATGGACGCCCTTATCGGCGTTGGCTTCGGCGAGGCTGGGCTGTCTAAAGATGGTGAAGTAGTCTGGGAAGAGGCACCAGACATGGGGTGCTACGAAGACTATATGACTGTCGCACAAGCCGAGTCCATCGCCTCAGCCGACCCAGATCACGACTGGCGGATACATTTCTACGGGCCGCTGTCCGAGGGGTACTATCAGCGCCAAGGCACTGAGAATTGGGTGCTTTATAGTCAAGGCAGAGGGTTCGCATAGAACCGAAAAAGGAGAGCCCTTTGCACGGAGATGTGCGCGTACTCAACGACCACTACATCATCACGACCCAAAATCCGGGCCAGCTTAGGGCCGTCCTGCCGGGGCTGCGCGAGGCTACAGTGCAGAACAAGATCTACTGCGCCGCGCCATTCACCTTGGAAGCGGCCCGGGTGCTCAACAACCTCGGCATCAAGGCGCCATCACCGATCCGCTCCTGTTACGACTGGCCAGGCCGGTATAAGCCGAGGTGGTATCAGATCGACACCGCCGAGTTCTTCACCCTTAATACAAGGGCGCACTGCCATAATGCGCCTAGAACTGGGAAGACACTCAGCTCCCTCTGGGCCTCGGACTACCTGCGCCGGCAGGGCAAAATCCAGCGCACCTTGATCGTCGCCCCACTGTCGACCCTGTGGGACGTGTGGGAGCAGAACATCTTTGAGTCGTTCCCGCTGCGCACCTTCTGCGTTTTGCACGGCTCCCGGCAGAAGCGCCTCGACCTGCTGGAGAAGAGGCACGACTTTTACATCGTCAACCACCACGGCGTACAGATCATCGAAGAGGCGCTAAAAGCGCGACCCGACATTGACCATATAATCATCGACGAGGCGGCCTGTTTCCGTAATAGCCAGGCAAAAACGCTATATAAACCGCTCAACGAAGTGCTCAACAAGCACGGTATCGCCCGCTCCTGCTGGGGCCTGACCGGTACGCCGACGCCCAACGAGCCGACCGATGCCTTTGGCCAGTGCAAGCTGATTACGCCCGAGAATTACCGTGGTCACTTCACTTCCTTCAAGCAGGAGACGATGCAACAGGTCAGTCAGTATAGGTGGCTGCCGAAGCGAGGGTCCGAGCATACCGTGGCCCGCGTCCTCAAGCCGTCGATCCGCTTTGAGAGATCGGTCTGCTCCGACATGGAGCCCTGTTTCATCGACCGCCGCGCCGAGCTGAGCGCCGAGCAGCACAAAGCCTACCGCGATCTGGTCAACCAGGCGGTCTCCGACATCCGCGGTCAGACTGTCACCGCCGTCAACGCCGCCGCCCTGCTGAGCAAGCTCTGTCAGACCGCCTGTGGCGTGGCCTACGACGCGGCAGGCAACACGGTCAAGCTCGACTTCGGCCCGAGGCTCAAGGTCCTCGAAGAGCTAATCGAGGAGAACGACGAAAAAGTGCTGGTCTTCGTGCCCTTCACCGGCGCTTTGAACGCCATTGCCGAGGCGCTGCGCAAGCGGTGGGGCGTGGAGATTGTCGACGGTTCGGTGAGCGCTGGTAGGCGAACCCAGATCTTCCGGGACTTTCGCACTAACGAGAGTCTGCGAGTGCTATGCGTCCACCCGCAGTGCATGGCTCACGGCCTGGATCTGACCACCGCCTCGCTGTCGATCTGGTACGCTCCATACCTCAAAGCTGAAATATACCAACAAGCTAACGCTCGAACAGACGGAAGTAGACAAACCAAGAAAATAGACATCGCACACATCTATGCTACCGCCGAAGAGAAACGAATATATGCGTCGCTCAAAGAGAAGGGCCGACTGCAGGATATTGTTTTAGGGATGATGAATAAATGACCTACATATATGCTCTTATAGACCCGTCTACAAACCAATGCCGATATGTAGGCAAAGCAGACAACCCTGTGCGGCGGCTGCAAAGGCATCTGCAAAAGAAGCGGCTGCAAGACGCGACCTACAAAGCAGCATGGCTGAGGCAGGTAGTAGAAAAAGGTTTGGCTCCAGAGATGCTTGTTCTTGAGGAAGTACCTAAAGACACTTGGAAGGAGTCGGAGTGCTTCTGGATAGGGTATTTTCGAATGATAGGAGCACAGCTTACGAACGGCACGAGCGGCGGAGACGGAGGATGTTTCAAAGGATCGGCCAATCCGATGTTCGGACGTAAGGGGCCGGCGCATCCAGCATACGGAAAGCCTCGGCCTAAAGATGTTGTAGATAAGATACGTGCAAAGCAAGTCGGGAGGAAGAGGAAGCTTGACCCAGAGGCTTTGGAAAGGATCAAGGAGGCCAACCGCCGGCGTACAGGAGAGAAGAACGCTTTCTATGGGAGGACCCACTCAGAGGAAACCAAGAAAAGATGGTCGGAGAAACGAAAAGGCGCCAAACTCACAGACTACCAACTGAAGCGCTTGGCTGACGGACGGTCTAAGATGATCGAAAAAAGAAGGCTTACGTGTACAGTCGATGGCGTCACAAAGTCAGTCGTGGAATGGTCTAAGTTGTCCGGAGTGGCAGCAGACACCATAAAGAGGAGGCTGTTTCGTTTAGGGTGGAGCCCCAAAAACGCCGTGTTTACTGATCCACAGAAGTATAAACAGAGAGCATCTACGCCACCGCCGAGGAAAAACGGATTTATACAGCCCTGAAAGAGAAGGGCCGGATGCAGGACATTGTGCTGGATCTGGCAAAAGCAAAATAAATACTGTAAACCACTTGACAGAAAATAAAGGAGCTGATACAGTGTAACTACAGTCACACAGGGAGAGGAGAATGTTATGAAGAGGCCCAATCCGCCGACCATCGATCTGGTCATCGCCAAGTTTGATGAGACCCGCGACAGGCTCGCGGAGATGAAGAAAGAGTTCGAAACTGCCTGCGCCGATCTGAAGGCTCTGCAGGACAAGCGCGCCGGTTGGCTCAAGACACAGATGGATACACTCGGCGTGGAAAGTCTAAAGTCCGCGCACGGCACCGTGTTCATCGCCTGGAAGGACAGCGCCACCGTCGCCGACTGGGAAGCGTTCCGCGAATGGATCATTGTCAATGAAGAGTGGGAGTTCCTGGAGCACCGGGTCAGCAAGACCGCCGTCAAGCAGCGGCTGGACGATGGCGAGACGCCGCCCCCTGGTATCAACTACACCAAACTGAAGGACGTGCAAGTGAGGAGGAAGTGATGGGGACTCGTATTTTGCAGTGCCCGAACTGCGACGCCGCATCTCACGATGGTAGCCACGACGAGGGTTACGTCGAAACCGCCCACGAGTTTGTCGAGAACGAAGAGGTCTTTGGTGAATTCGTAACCCTTTACGGGTGTATGACATGTGGCCACGTATGGGTCGGGTATTAACCCGGATAGTTCAGCCGCTCAAATCGCTGTAAGTAACCAACCATAAGGAGAAGATGCAAGTGAGGAGGAAGTGAGGAGGATCTGATGAAACTTCAAGAAGCAGAGTACGTTATGATAAGGTGCTCGTCCTGCAACGAAGTGGTGAAACTTGCCAAGAACAACGGCAGCGCCCTTTGGCAGATCAGATGGATGGAAGGCGCAGAGGACTTTCTGACAGAACACGGCGGCTGTCCTGCTGAAGATATCCAGCTCACAATCGAATAAGAAACAACATCGCCTCATACGAGGCTCAACCAAGGAGAAGATGCAACCATGGCAAACGAACTGATGATCCCCGAAGCAAGCGAAGTCCCGGCCTACATCCGCGATGCGGCGTTGGCCAAGAAAGCCAACGAAGACGCCGCCGCCGGTATCTCGACCGGCTACCCGCCCCAGGTCAAACTGTCTGGCAAGCAGTTCACGCTGGTCGACAGCAACGGCGACGACTCCCCCTACCCGCCGGCCAAGCTGGTCGCCGGTCCCGATGGCAACGTCTACCTGCCCTCCATCGTGCTGCGGGCGCGGCGGGAGTTCCGCAAGAAATGGTACGCGACCAAGTACAACCCCAACGCCAAGGAGTTCAAGGCCCCGGACTGCTTCTCCAATGATGCCGAGCGCCCCGATGGCACGGTCAAAACTCCGCAGTGTGATGTCTGCGCCAACTGCCCGATGAACGCCTACGGCTCCGGCACCGACCAGGACGGCAACGCCGCCGCCGGTAAAGCCTGTTCCGACACCAAGGTGTTGGCGATCTTCGTGCCGAACTTCGGCATCTACGAGTTCGACATCCCGCCCGGATCTCTGAAGAACTGGGCACTGTATGTTAAGAAATTGACCGCTGCCGGCATCCCGGTGGGTAACGTCAAGACCCTGATCGGCTTCGACCTGTCCACCTCCAAGAGCGTGCTGGTCTTCCAGTTCGGCGGATTTCTCGACGAGAAGGTTCTGCCTAAACTGGCCGCCATGTCCCAGAGCGCCGAAGCCGAAGAGATCATCTCCGGCAAGGCCGTAGTTGCCCCAGCCGCACAGGCCGCTCCTGCTCCTGCCAAGCAGGAGACCACGACTACCGCCGACGACCTCGGCTTGGGCGAGGACACCAAGGCCAAGGAAGACGCTGAGAAGAAGACCAAGGCCGACGCCGCAGCGAAGAAAAAAGCCGAAGCCGCTGCAAAGAAGAAAGCCGACGAGGCTGCAGCCGCAGCCAAGGCCGCTCAAGACGACCTCGGTCTGGACATGGGCGGCGCTACCGAAGAGCCGGGCCAGACGGGTTCCGGCGAGGACTCCGACGCCGCCATCCTGGCCTCCCTGGGCCTGTAACAACAAGCGAAAGATCCGCCTCTCTCCGGAGGGGCGGTTTTCAGAGGGCGGGAGCCGACGTTCCTGCCTTCTGCAAACCGAAGCACACAGGAGACTGACACCATGCACATTGTCAAAGTGGAATACATTTTCAAAGCCTTG